GAAGTTAAAGGCGCTAACCCTTTAAATAATGGTCTACCAGCAATAACTGGTACATCAGCATTTAAATCAGGTGATGGCAAAAACTTGTTTAGTACTATTCACCCAACTATCGCGGGTACAGTAAAAAACACTTTAACAACTCAAGCGGACTTAAACGAAACTTCATTAGAACAAGCATTGATTGATATCGCTGCGATGACTGATGAAAGAGGTTTGAGAATAGCTGCAAAAGGAGTTAAAATGATAATTCCTTCTGCGAATCAGTTCAATGCTGAAAGACTTATGAAGTCTCAAGGTAGAACTCAAACAGCTGATAATGACATCAATGCAATCAACAGTATGGGAATGATCCCACAAGGTTACAGAGTTAATAACTTTTTAACTGATGCTGATTCTTGGTACATTACGACAGACGTTCCAAATGGTATGAAGATGTTCTCAAGAACTCCGTTGACTACGTCAATGGAAGGGGACTTCGATACAGGCAATGTTAGATACAAAGCTAGAGAAAGATACGCTTTCGGCGTTTCAGACTTTAGAGGTATCTTCGGCTGCGAAGGTGCGTAATCAGTAAATAATTTTGTGGCGGGACACAATTCCGCCACATTTAAATAGTAGAAAGAAAAACTTATGAAAAAAACTTTAATCAATATCTGGGCCTACGATCACCATGCTAAATTTAATATTGAACATGATGAAGATACAGCTGAAAATGTTGAAAAGGTTATACTTGACAAACTAGGAGAAAAGGGTATAGTTTGGGAATATCTCGGAAATAGTTACCATTCGGGATTAAATAGAATAACTTATGAAGAGGTTATCAATGATACAAGACCTGTACCAACAAAAAAGGTCCTTGGAGTTGAAGTGGCAACAGGAGCATCTGGATAATAACAGATATACTCTTGACATGGTTAGGATAGATGACACGATTAAAAAGGTCATTACTGACATAAAGCTTGAAGAAGCTAGGATTGCTCACTTACAAAACAGCGTAGAAGCTGCTGCTCCACAAGTTTCTGTAGCTACTTAGACAAAAGCTACATCGCGTAAATCGCATTTTTACCGTAGGATCTCTTGCACTCTATTCAAATCTAGTGTACTACTTACTTACTATATAATAAATTAATTGAATGCTGACCTAATATAGTGGACGGCCTAGAGACAGTATTCATAATAACTAGGAGAATATATCATGGCAACAACTCTATTTAGAGGACCCGTACTTCAAGGGAAAATTAATGAAGCAGGTGTAACTGGATTTAATATTGAAAAAAAAGAATCTAGCTATACTGTAGTAAACGGTGATTCAGGAAAAACACTTACATCAAAAACTGATGGTGTTGTTTTTACTTTACCTGCAATCTCAATCGGAAGAGTAATTACATTTGTAAATACTGCACAAGATGGTGTTAACACTTTTACAATTAGTCCTGCCGCAGCAGATGGTGTTTTGTATGCTGGATCTTTGACAGACGCTAAAGATCTTATTAATACAAAAGCTACATCTAAAGTAGGTGACTTTGTTACTATTGCATCTTTAAACTCAACTGACTTTTGGACAGTAGTAGACGCTCAAGGTGTTTGGGCAAAAGAAGTATAATAAATAATTAATGGAGCCCTTCGGGGCTCCTACAAAATTTTAAGGAGAAAAAAATATGTCAATAACATCAAAAGTTAAACAATCAGTAGTACTAACCGCAGATGGACAAGTTCAAGCACTTGTTAATGGATCGGCAGCTGATATTACTAAATGCAATATTATGAGTATTTTTGCACAATCTTCAGCGGCGGATGCAGAAGTAAAAATATATAATGAAATTGGAGATGCTAAAACAGCGTCTGCATTAATTTATCATGGAAAATTTGCAGCAAACGCTAATGAAACTGTTGAATTTAATTTACCAGGTGCGGGAATTTATGCTGATACAGGTTTATATGTAGATGTAACTAATTGTGATTTCTTTTATATTATAGGAACATTTTAAAGGAGTATTAAATGTCTAATACAACTTCAGGTGCTTATCAATTTGATCAGGACTTTTCAATCGATGAAATTATACAAGATGCTTACGAGCGTATTGGTTTAGTTGGAACTGCTGGACACCAACTTAAAACAGCTAGAAGATCTTTAAATATATTATTTCAAGAATGGGGTAATAGAGGTGCTCATTTTTGGGAAGTTGGAAATACTAATATTAATTTAATAGTAGGCTCTTCTACTGATGTAAATGCAACAGACGAAGGTGCTGGAACATATACATTTTATAGAAACTCAACCGATAGTGCAGCGGCAGCAGCAGCTTCACCTCAAGCAACAACTGTGCCAACAACAAATGTTTATGGTATTACTGATATTTTAAATGTTAACTATAGACAAAATTATAATACTACTTCTCAATCAGATACTGGTTTAACTAAAGTTGCAAGAGACGCTTATGCTGCAACCGCAAATAAAGCTTCTGCTGGAACTCCTTCTCAATTCTGGATTCAAAGATTTATTGATAAAGTTACATTAACTGTTTATCCTTTACCTAACTCAACTGCAGCCAGTAATTATTTAAACATTTATTATGTAAAAAGAATTCAAGATGTGGGAGCTTATAGTAATGCAACTGATACACCTTATAGATTTATTCCATGTATGGTTTCAGGATTAGCTTATTATTTATCTATGAAATTTTCACCACAAAGAACACAAGAAATGAAATTGTTATATGAGGATGAATTTGCTAGAGCTTTATCAGAAGATGGTTCACCAGCTAGTACATTTATTACTCCTAAAGCATATTACCCAGGAGTTTAATTATGGCTAGATTTGCAAAAGGAAGTAGAGCACTCTCTATCTCAGATAGATCAGGGGCCGCGTTCCCTTATCGAGAGATGGTAAAAGAATGGACAGGAGCCTTGGTTCATACTTCTGAATTTGAAATTAAACAACCTCAATTAAAACCTCATCCAGTAGGAGCAGATCCACAAGCTTTATTAAATGTAAGGCCTGCAAGAACAGAATTTGCAGTCCAAGATATTTTACCTAATAATCCTTTTACAACTACAGCTTCAAGTACAAATGTTAGTATTTCATTTCCTTCAAATGGTTTAAATGCCGGAACATCTTATGTAAGATTTCAAGCAGTTAAACAAGATGTTGGAGGTGTTGTAATTTCTATACTTGAATTAGCTACAACTCTAAATGAAACACTTACTGCTGTCGATACAACAATTACTTTAACTAATGCAACTGAATTTCCAACAGCTGGATATATTGTTATTGAAAAAGTAAATAGTACATCGGGAGCTTATGAAAATGAAACTATTCAATACACAGGAAAATCAGGAAATGATTTAACAGGATGTACTAGAGGAACAGCAGCACCTTATAGAGGAAATACACCTCCAGCTACAACTGCAGGAACACACGCTACGGCAGCAAAAGTTTATGGATCTTATTTAGCAACAGCTGTTGCAACAACTGTTCAAACAGGTGCACAACCTTCAACAGTAACAGAATACAATTCTTTAACAGTTGCTTTAATTTCTAATGCAACTACAACAGTAACAGGTGGCGGTTTTCAGTGTACAATTGGACCCGTTAATGATAAAGGTTAATTATGGCAGGACTATCACATTACACATATAGTACATTAGTAACAGCTATAAGAGATTATAGTGAAGTTGATGCTAATGTATTTACAGAAACTATTGTTGATGGTTTTATTATGGCCGCTCAACACAGAATTAATTTAGACATACCTATGGATTCAGATAGATTTGTTCAAGAAGGAACAATGGCAGCTGATGTAAATAATATTAGAGTACCGGCAGGAGCTTTATTTGTAAGAGGTGTAGAAGTATTTAATGCATCTAATACTACAGAACAGGGTTTTTGGTTAGAGAGACGTGATCAAACTTTTTTATCTGAATACGTTGGTAGATTAACAGGACCAGAAGGTTCTGCTACAGCTCAAGATGTAACAGGAATCCCTAAATATTACTCTATGTTTGGTGGAGCAACAGGATTAAGTGATACAGACTCAGGTTCCATTTATTTAGCCCCTACACCCGATGTTAATTACAATTTTAGAATATATTATAACAAAATGCCCGTGGGCCTTGGTTCAGGAGCCGATGGTAATTCTACAACGTATATTAGTAATTACTTCCCTCAAGGGCTACTCTATGCTTGTTTACTAGAAGCATTTGCCTTCTTAAAAGGACCAACAGACATGTTGACATTATATGAACAAAAGTATACTAATGAATTACAAAAGTTTGCAGCAATGCAGATTGGTAGAAGAAGAAGAGATGATTACTCAGATGGTACAATAAGAATTGCAATCGAGTCACCACCTCAATAACTAGGAGATAAAAAATTATGGCAATAACATCGGCAATATGTAATTCATTCAAAGTAGAAATTTTAACAGGTACGCACAATTTTACTGCGTCTTCAGGAGACACTTTTAACTTAGCTTTGTATACAGATAGTGCAACTTTAAGTAAATCAACAACAGCTTATAGTTCAAGTAATGAAATTACAAATGCTTCAGGTTCAGCTTATTCTGCAAAAGGAAACGCACTTACAAGTGTGACACCAGTTTTATCAACTGATACAGCGGTATGTGATTTTGCTAATTCTTCATGGAGTTCAGCTTCTTTTACAGCTAGAGGATGTTTAATTTTTAATGACACAGCAGTTGGTGATCCAGCAGTTTGTGCAATAGATTTTGGTGGAAATAAAACTGTAACAAGTGGAACTTTCACAATTGAATTTCCAGCAGCTTCTGCAGGAACAGCTATTATCGGTATAGCATAAGGAGTAGTTCCTTATGGCTAATACTTGGAACGCAGCTGGTACACTCTGGGGACAAAACTCTTGGGGTGATCTAGAAACCGTTACAATATCTTTAACAGGACAATCTACAACAACATCACTCGGAACAGTTATACCTTTCAATGAATTAGGTTGGGGTTCTGATACATGGGGAGTTGAGAACTGGGGGCAATCTGGTCTTCTAGTTCCAATTACTGGAGTTTCAGCAACAACAGCAGTAGGCTCATTAAACATTATTCGTTATCCCGGTTGGGGAACTTTAGATTATGGAGAAAATGGTTGGGGTAGTGTTGAAGCTGCAACAGAAACATTAACAGGACTTTCTGCAACATCTTCAGTGGGTACCCTTTTACCTGCAGATGTAATGGGATTAACAGGACTTTCTGCAACAGGAGCAGTTGGATCTTTAGGTTTTACCATCGACTCTACATTTACTTTATCTGGTCAAGCTGCAACAACTGCAGCAGGTTCAATTATTGTTGGAGTGGGAATTCCATTAACAGGACTTGCATTAACGACTGCAGTAGGTTCTCCAGTTGCTAGAGGAGATTATACAGAATCATTAACAGGACTTTCAGCATTAGGTGCTGTAGGGGGTGTAACTGTTACATCTAATCCAACAGTTCAACCTATAGGATTATCTTTAACTTCTGCAGTGGGAACATTAGCACCAGCTGATGTAATGGGATTAACTGGACTATCTTTAACGTCAACAGTTGGAGTAATTACTCCTGCTGATGTAATGGGCTTGACTGGGCTATCAGCAACTGTTAGTGTAGGAAATGTAGCACCTTTAGGATATGGAGATGTTACAGCAACACAAAGCGCCGGTTATAGTGATGTAACAGCAACGCAAAGTGCTAGTTATAGTGACGTTAATAGTATATAACGTCATTGACTTTATATAAAATATAAATTAAAGGTTTATTAGGAGAACAAAATTTATGGCATCAACATATACGGATCTTGGCCTAGAGTTAATGGCAACTGGCGAAAATGCTGGTACTTGGGGAACGAAAACTAACACAAATTTAAGCTTAATTGAACAGTTAACCGGTGGTTATACAATTCAAACTTTAAATGCTGGTGGTACTGGAGCTAATACTACACCTTTAGAAATAGATGATGGAGCTTTAACAGGTGCCGCTCAGAATAGAGTTATTATTTTAGGAGCCGTATCAGCAGAAACAATTACAGGAAATAAAATTGTAACTGTACCTCTTCTTGCAGAAACTTTTTACATTATTAAAAATAGTACATCCGGTGCTTACACAGTACAATTAAAAGCAGTCTCTGGCTCGGGAGCCACGGTTACGTGGGGTGCTACTGAGAAAGATTATAAGATTGTTTATTTTGATGGTGTTGCAACTAACACTGGCTGTTATGATACCGGTCTTGGAGCAGCGACTTCAGCAGCTGGTTCTAATACTCAAGTTCAGTATAATAGTGCAGGCGCTTTTGCAGGTTCAGCTAATTTAATTTTTGATGGTACTGACACAACAATGGCGAGTGCTAAAGTAACTGATTTAACAGCTACTCGTGTAACTATAGCAGGTACAAGCGGTGCATTAGAAGATGATGCAGATTTAGTATGGACTGCAGGAACAGGATTAATAATTAATTCAGAAAAAGAATTAAGATTATCAGATGCAGATGATTCAGCTTATGTAGGTTTAAAATCTGCGGCAACAGTTTCAAGTTCTTATACCTTAACATTACCAGCAGCAACAGGTACAGCGGACCAAATTTTAGTAACAGACGGCTCAGGTAATTTATCTTTTGTAGATAACTCTGGTGGAACGGCATGGGTTGCAGTTAAAACTTCTGGATTTACAGCAGTAGCTGGAGAAGGGTATTTTTGTGATACAACAAGTGCCGCATTTACCTTAACTTTACCAGCAGGAACTTTAGGTGATGAAATATCTTTTATAGATTATGCAGGAACATTTGACACTAATACTTTAACAGTTGCACCCGATGGATCTGAAAAAATTCAAGGTGTTGCAGCAAGTTTAACAGTTTCAGTAGAAAGAGCAGCTAATACTTTGGTCTATACAGATGGAACTCAAGGTTGGTTGTTAAAGGCTAAATAGTCATGACTACTTATAAAGAAATTCAAGGAACGGCTGTTCAGTCGTTAGCCTCTAATACAGGAACAATCAAAGGACAAATTTGGTACGACAATGCTAATAATGTTTTTAAGTTAGAAACAGTTACAAGTTCGGGAGCTTGGTCAACAGGGGGAAGTTTACCAACTGCTACTAATACTATGGGTAGTTTTGGGTCACAAACAGCAGCTTTAGCTTTTAATGGAGAAATACCAGGGGGAGGTGGAAACACAACACAACAATCAGTAAGTTATGATGGTACATCATGGACAGCAACTAATCCAACAGGTGCTTTAACTACTAGTGGACAAGGTGCTCGTGGTGCAGGAACTACAGGTTCAGGAATAGCATCTTCTTTTCAAGGTGGTGGTGGAACACCTGCTGCTTATACTGATGTAAAAGAATGGGATGGTACATCTTGGAGTGCAGGAACATCGCATTCTAATAGACAGAGTAATGCAATGATGGCTGCAGCAGGAACACAAACTGCAACTGCAATTTTTGGTGGTTTTGCAGAACCTATACCGGGTCCAACAAATCTAACAGAAGAATGGGATGGATCAGCTTGGACAGGTGGTGGAAATTTAAACACAGGTAGAAATGGTGGTGGCGGATCAGGAACAGTTACAACAGCTTTAGCTGTTGGTGGAAGTTCAAATGTTGCTAACGAAGAATACAATGGTTCATCATGGACTACTGCAACTTCATATCCATCAGCACCTAATTCTGGAATGGGATCAACAGGTCTTACACAGGATGCAACTTTAGCGTGGCATCTAGGAACAGCAGCTTCGTGGGATGGTTCAGCTTGGACAGCGCAAGGTGGTTTAAGCACTCCAAGAAATTCAGCAGGAGGAGCAGGAACTTCAACTGTAGGGTTATCAATAGGAGGAACACCAAATACTACTGCAACTGAAGAATTTACAGGTGCAGGATCAGCAACAACACAAACATTAACAACAACTTAATTAAGGAGGAAAAACTATGGCACATAAAACATATCAATACTGCGTAGCAGAAAACTGGGGAAAAGGTTTCATTACGCACAACGATGCAGTAAAACTTGGATTTAGAGGTTTTCCTGGTGAAGTGTGGAGAGTAGATGCTCACAATCAAGATGCTAATGGATGGGTTTCTAGAGTAAATGGCACTCACAAAACTTTATCTGAAGCACAAGCGATTGTTGATGCGGAAATAACTCAAGCACAAGCTGATTGGGATGCATTACCTGCAGAACAAAAAGCACCATCAGTTGGTTTTGAAAATATTTCTAGACCAGAAGATATAACATTAGAGGAATAATATAAGTGGCAACTTATTACGACATAAACGGACAGAAGGTACAAAACCTTGTATCAGATCCTAGTCCAGTAACAGAAGGTCAAGTGTGGTATAACACGACTTCAAATACTGCTAAGGTTCAAGGTTATGCAGCAGCAGTTTGGTCTACAAGTGGGAATTTTAATACAACTGCTGATGGTAGATCAGGAGCTGGAACACAAACTGCTGGTTTAGTTTTTTTAGGAAGAGTAGCTCCATATCCCTTAGGTGGTCCTGAGACAACAAATAATGAACAATACGATGGAACATCTTGGACTGAAGTTAATAATTTAAGTACTAGAAGAACAGGTGCATTTGGTGGAGGAACTCAAACAGCTGCAGTTGCAGCAGGAGGATATACTGGCTCCCCTTCTGTATCTATAGATACTACAGAAAATTATGATGGAACTAATTGGACAACAGGTGGTTCACTTAATACAGGAAGAGCATATAGTTATGTTATGGTAGGAACTCAGGGTGCTGGAATGATTAGTGGTGGATACAGACAACAAACTGGATCTGGAATAAATTCAACTGAATTATATGATGGTTCAGCTTGGACTACAGCTAATGCTTTTTCTACTTCAAATGCATATGCTAGAGCAATGTTTGGAGCAGCTCAAACAGCGGCTATTGCTACTACTGGATATACATATCCAGGTCCAGGAGTTCTTGCTACAACTGAAAGTTGGGATGGAACTTGTTGGACTGGTACTACAATCTATCCTCTTAGTAGTAGTTCTGTTTCAGGCTTTGGAACTCAAACATCAGGTCTTGTAGCAGGTGGAGGAGGGGTAGATGTAAATAATTGGGATGGAACTTCTTGGACAGCAGATACTTCTTTACCAGCTACAAGAGAAAGGTCAGCTGTAGGTACTTTTGGAACAAGTTCAGCTGGATTTATTACAGGGGGTAATGTTGGAGGAACACCATACAGTAAAAATACTTTAAACTGGAATGGGGCAGGACCAGTAACAAAAACAATAACAACAAGTTAAAAAATTATGGCAACTTATAAAAATATAAACGGAACAAATATACCAATAAGAGCAAGTGATCCTAGTAATCCTATTCTAGGAGAAATTTGGTATAATACAACTTCAAATTCTTTAAAAGGGTTGGGTTATCAAGCAGCAGTGTGGACTACATCTGGTGCTTTGAATACGGCTAGATCACGATCAACTTCTTTTGGAACACAAACAGATGCGGTAATAACATCTGGTGGAGGCCCTGTAAGACCTGCTACTGAAGAATACAATGGATCTACTTGGACTACTAGTCCAGGCACAAGAGCAACATCGGTTTGGGAATCAGGTTCATTGGGAGCTAATTCTTCTGCAGGATTGGCGTTTGGTGGAGAACCTGCTACAGCTAATGCTGAATCATATAATGGTACAACTTGGACAAGTGCTCCAGCCATACCTACAGCAATGAAAGCAGGAAGAAGTCAAGCTGGAACTTATGCAGCAGGTATGCATAATGGAGGAGGTACTCCAACAGGAACGGGTGGAGACGATGGTAATGGTAATTTTCTTATTTCCAATGATTGGACTGGATCAGCTTGGACAGCTAATCCTAATATGCCGACTGCAAGTGGTGGTGGATCTTGTGGCCCAGCGACAGCTGCATTACAAGCAGGGGGAGGTTATTTACTTTCTCCAGGTTTAGCAACTGCAGAATGGGACGGTACTAGTTGGACTACAGGAATTAATAAAAATTATACAGCAGGTAATAATGTTTCAGGAACAGGGCCAACAAGTGCAATTATTGCGAACCCAGGAGGTGCACCAACAAGTACACAAGCAGAAATTACTGATGGGACTACTTTTACAGTAACAACTAGTTCTAGTAATGCTTATTCATCAAGAGCAGGAGCAGGAACTGCAGCAGTAACTTTTTTAGCAGGAGGAGAACCTCCTGCATATCAAAGTGTAACTGAAAATTTTACAGGAGCAGGACCAGCAATAGTTACTATTTCTAGTAGCTAATTTAAACTTGACTTATAACTTTAAATGGTTATATTAAACTTATTCAATGAAAGGAATAAACAATGACTGAAAAAAGAAACATACAAGAACTTGTAGAAAAAGAATCCGATAATTTACACAACATCCTAGATCCAAATGATGTTAAAGATTTTAAAGAATTAACAGGAGAGTTAAGAGACACTTGGACTAAGAAACAAATTTTTAGAACTGAAACAGAAATGAGATTTTCAGTTTTAAATGATATGAAATACCCAACTCCAGCTTCTAAATATTGGCAGTGTGTTAGAGAACAGAATGTTTATTTAGAAAACTTAATGACTCTATCTTTTGAATACAGAAGAAATGAAGTTAAAATAAAAAGATTAGAAAAAAAATTACTTACAGAAGAAGACGCTTTAAAGAAAGAACTTTATCAAATTGATATAGATGAAAAAAATTTCTCAAAAGCAAGTATGCAATTAACTGCAAGAGATAGAATGCGAGAGATTAAATTATGGTCTAAACTTAAAAAAGAAGCTGATGATGGAACTTTTGATAAAGAAGATGTAAATACTCATCAATTAGAATCATACCATAAAATAATGATTAATAGAAAAGATACTTTAACTCCTGGATCAAGTCAACCAGAAGTGTTTAATGTATTGGGTCAATTACAAACTATTGAAAGAGTTAAAAAAGAAAGAGGACAAATTGAACATACCAAAAGAGAAGCTTTATCTCAGGAATCGAAACTTGGAGCAAAACCCGAGTAATCAAAAACAATCTCCACTTTATAAAAAAGTAAGAGACCATATTAAAAAAACAGGATATATTATCAATCCATTATTAGTAGTGGAAGATGGAGATAGATATAAAGTTCTCTATGGAAACAATAGATATTTATCAGGACTAGAATTAGGTTTTACAGAATTTCCAATTCAAGTGTTGAAAAATGATGAAGTTTCTACTATAAGAGAAGCAGCAAAAAATTATAAAGAAATAAATCTAGATGAAATTTGATATATGTCCCTTAGGACAAACAGTTTTAAAGTATGAAGTACCCCTTGATGTATTTAATATTATTAATCATGTGTATGAAACAAAATATCCAACACTACCTCCAGCTAATAAGCAATTAGTAGGTAAGATTGAAAAAGAACATTCTTTATTTTATCAAGGTACAGACACTTCAAAGATGCATCATCACAATATGTTACCCAATAATGTATTGCAATGGATTGATGGCGTTATGAGTCATTATCTAGATTTGAATAAAATCAAAGACTATAAAAAATCTTTAAATTCTGTTTGGATTAATCAAATGTTTCAACATGAATATAATCCAGTGCACGTGCACCAGGGTTCTTTGTATACAGGTCTATCAAGTGTTATGATTT